CGATTGAAACCGGTGACATCTCTGTTTTGTTTCAAGTCATCGAATTATGGAGAAATTGCCCGGATGGAATGAGAGGGGTTGGAATCCAAATGAAATTGGCCACCATCGCGAAAAGTCACTTGGATATGTTAAAGTTGTTGGATGATTTCCTTCCTAACAAGGAATACCCAGAGAATATGGTGCGTGAGATGAATTACAGCAGAGGTAAATCTACCAGAGACAGAAGACAGATGGCTTCGTATGTATCCAAAAAGATGCTTGAGCTAGGACACACACACGCTATTAACCAAGTGGAGGAGCGACGAGTTGAGCAGGAGAGAATTGAACAGCGCCAAGCCACCGCCGCGCCCGTAGCCCCCCCGCAAGAAAGACCCACCAATCTTCAAAAAGCGTTAGGACTCATTGAGGATTGTGAAATTCAAGAGGGTAAATATTTAGAAATATGCAACCTCCTCATGGATGTACACAGAAGAGGGGTAAGAGCATAGAATAGATATAGCCATGTAATATACATAAACCCATCTAAACAGGATCGACTACATCTTAGTAAATATGTACACGGGCTGTAACTCGTCTACGATGTGTCTTTAACGAAATCAGTACAATTATCTGGCGAGACAACATACCTATACTATGGGGTTATACTTTAATTATATGAATAGGTCTCTCAGTTCGTATAATATAAAGTGCAGTTTTCAAAACATTTTTCATTAAATTGGATTTCACCATAATCTCACTGTGATCAATAAACTTTCTTGAATTTGAACGATTTCAACCTTTATTAACGCACTGATTCTTTCAGGAGCAGCGACAGCCGGATTTTATATCAAGTATGGTCCAGAAAAAATACCGATGCATATATTTTTAAACATATTTTTAGATAAACAAACGATAACAATGAAAATTATATCTCCGGTAATATCAGAATGAAAGTTCGCATTATCGGCGCCGGTCCCACCGGTATGTCTATAGCATGGGAACTCGCAAAACTTAAGAAACACGATGTAACTATACATGATCGCAAACCAGCGGCGGGTGGTTCTTGGTGGGAACCAGATATGGAAGAAAGAAATCTCCACGCACACAGAATTGTGTTTGATAGGGCTTTTATCAATACAAGAACAATGTTTAGTGAAATGAATATAAAATGGAATGACATGTTTAAAAAGGCTGAACACGATGTAAATTCATTCTTATTAAAACAATTTACACCCGGTGATTATTTAGCTTTAACTTCTCTCGCCACAAGTGTTATAATGAATCCCGACAAGTTTATGAAAATTTCTCTCAGAGATGCCGTCAAAGGAACACTCTCTAAAACAGGGGAATCTGTGTTAACACACATAACATTAATAATGGACGGTGTTACATGGGATGTTATGTCTGCATATGAATTTGTAAGAAGTTTTGATCACGTCGGGTTATCCAAACAATATACACAAAAGGTGTCAGGTAAGCAAATGTGTGACGCAATGCAAAAAGAACTTCGCAATGTGGGTGTTAAATTTCAATTTAATAAATATTTAACAAATGTCGAATATTATAATGACGAATTCAAGGCTACATTTGAAGATGGAGAAGAAATAGAAAATGATGGTATGTTAGTTTTGTGTGTAGATAACAGCCAAGCATTAAAACTTATAAAGAGTAACTGGGGTCATGATGCACATAAGAAAATAAAGTATAGTACGTACGGTTGTATAAATGTTTTGCTTGATTATAAAAAAAACATTACTCTTGAAAATGACCTAAAAATAGCTATGAAAACACCGTGGAACTTGCAACCCGTCGTTCTCGCAGACGGCAAAACTGTATCATGTGTTATATGCGATCTTTCACCCGAAATACTTAAAACAAAGCCCGAAGACATAGTAGAAAATATATTGAAACAATTAAATTTAGAAAAGCCAACGAACAGTCGATTTGCATGGGGGTGTAATTGGAATGGTTCCGAATGGACTTTTGAACAGTCTTCGGGTGTTTTAAGTTTAGATGGCCAGGTCCCATTCTTTGGCAAGAATAGGAATGTCGCTCTCTGTGGGATGATGTCACCTAGAAAAACTCCATATTCTAGCATAGAAGCTGCTATTGAAGTTGGTAAACAATTTGCATATGAAAATTTTGATACAAAACCACCATTAGAAACATTTTTGATAACACACTTAATAATATTACTTATAGTTTTACTTGTATTAATCATATAATGAAGTTTACCGCCAGTGTTTACGAACCCATGTACGAATACAACGACAAAAAATACATTCGTTTATTTATTTCGGATAATCACAAGGAAATAATTAAACGTATGCATTCGAATAAATGTCACTTACTTACAAATAATATAATAGATAATCCATTAGATGGTAATATATTAACAATTAAGGTACCTTTTCGATATAGGAGAGTGATGTGTGAGGTTAGAGGTAAACCCGTGCAATCTCTTATAAAGGGCGATGATGTAAAGATCGACATAGAATATAAGGGTGTGTGGAATGTTGGTAATCATAGTGGATATACATGGAAATTAACTTCCATTAATTCTCCTTAACTTGTTCTCCTTCGTCTTCTTCCTTCTTTTCCGGGATTTCAACTTCCTTCAAACCAGATTCTTGAAACCCCTTAAAAACTCTCAAAGAGCCCTGAATGCGGAAGATTTCTTGAGTAAATTCTTCGAGGGCTTGTTCCATACGCTTGATGTTTTCTTCGACGTTAAGAGTCGGCATTTTTATATATTACGATACCATTTTTTCTTTAAATTACTAGGAAATAAATAAATCTTTTACCCGGGAATCATTTCTATCAATTTCGACGACACCTTTTTTTTTCGAGGTCCATAAAAGTTGCGAGGGAATGAATAATATCCTAAATGTTGAATATTTCTGTACCAACTTTCATCTTGTTGTTTAGTTCGGTGAGCTTACCTATTGTTTCAGATACGTTTATCATATTATTTACAAAGATAAAGTTATAGTTCTTTAAATTAATAATGCTCACACGAAGTGGTTACGTGATAAAAGATGGCCCAATTCAAGAATTTAAAAGGGAGTTAACAGTAAGACCTATCATTAATAATGAATTCGGGTTTCCCCCGCCGCCTTTTAGAGTTTATAGAACAACTAAAAATGGAGTCTGTGTTCCAAGATTCTACGGAACTTCTAAGATTGGAGAACCGAAGGATGACAAGAGACCAGAACCAGCCGGGTCCGAGGCTAAGTTCGTTGGACAACTCAGAGACGCCACCCATCAGAACGCCGCACTTGCTGCGGCTCTTAGTGCAGGTCATGGAGTTCTTTCGCTCCCATGCGGGTATGGAAAGACCACCGTATCCTTGGCGATAGCGTGTAAGTTGGGTTATCGCACCATGATTGTTGTGCATAAACAGTTCTTGGCGGATCAATGGAAAGAACGGATTCAACAATTTTGCCCCGGGGCTACAATTGGTATGGTTCAACAAGACAAAAAAGAAGTCGAATGTGACTTTGTGATCGCCATGCTTCAATCTCTTTCACTGAAAGAGTATAATTTTCAAGATTTTGATTCTATTGGTACACTCATAGTCGACGAAGCGCACCATATATGCGCAAAAGTCTTTAGTCAAAGTCTATTTAAACTATGTCCAAAGCATATTTTTGGGTTGTCGGCCACACCAGAAAGAAAAGACGGTCTTACGAAAGTGCTTCATTGGTTTATGGGTCCGACTTTCTTTGCAATAGAGAGGAAAAACCAAGAACAAACAGAGGTTTTTCCGATAAGTTATGAGTGTGAAATGTACAAAAATCCACCACCATGCACACGTTTTGGTAAAGTATCGTTGGTAAATATGATTACGCTACTCGTCGAAGATAAACGTAGAAACAAAATGATTGTGGATTTGATAAAAAAACTTTCAAAGACAACTAGACAGATTTTAGTTTTAAGTGACAGGCGGTTTCATTGTGAATTTTTACACCAATGTTTCCCAAAAAGTTCAGGTCTCTATATGGGTGGTATGAAAGAAGCAGATCTCCAGGAATCTTCTAAAAAGCAAATAATTTTTGCGACTTTCAGTCAAGCTCACGAAGGATTGGACATCGCCACATTAGACACGGTAATTCTCGCAACACCCAAATCTGATATAGTACAATCGATAGGGCGTATCATGCGAGAAACTGAAGGTAAAAAGAACAACCCACAGATTTATGACGTTAAAGATGAGTGGTCAATTCTGGTAGCTATGTTTTACAAGAGAATGAAAGTATACAGAAATGGCGGGTTTAAAATACAGGGTAAGACAATGGACGGCGGCGAAAGTGACAAAACGTTCCCTCAGGGAAAGTGTCTATTTTTATAATCTGCATAATAAATAAATGTCTGGTGCATTAGTTCAGCTCGTGTCTAAGGGTGCTCAAGATGTTTATATAACAAACAATGACGGGGTCTCGCTTTTCAGTTTGAAATATAAAAGACACACCAATTTTTCACAAGCTCCCAAACTTATAAAAACTATAACATCATCGAAAGACAATATTATAAAAATACCAGTTTATGGCGATTTATTAAATGCTTTGTGGTTTGAAGGTGAAGGTATGATAACCAAATTTCAAGGAGCTCGTTTTCATTTATACATAGGTGGCACAAAAATAGATTCACAACCTTTTGATTATATTTCTGACGTATGGCAGAATTATTTAGCTGAAAATTTCGTAAAGGCTATGGAAATTATAAACAATGTCTCAGTTGCAAATAATCATTTTATACCTTTACATTTCTTTTTTTGTGATAATGGGATGTATTTACCTTTAATCGCTTTACAATACCACGAAGTAGAAATCAGAATTGAATTTAATGCGGATATTTCCGGTGTAAAATGTTACGGTAACTACATCTTTTTGGATACGGATGAAAGGAATCGTTTCACAAATGCATCGATGGATATTATAATCTCACAAGTTCAGCAATCTGAACACGAAATACTTCAAAATGAAACGACATTGGATTTAACAATCATTAATCATCCGGTCAAGAGTTTATTTTTTGGGTTTCCAGCAAAAAGTCCAATTATAGATGACGACTACTTAACTTTTGAAACAGCCGACATGTATTTAAATGGTACGGTATTATTTGAAGATATGTCACCACTCTATTTTCATATAGTACAGAACTATTATAATTCACAGTGTGGTATTATAAACTATGTGGAAGATTTTGATTGTCCGATGTATACTCGGTATTACGCTTATCATTTTTGCAAAGATGCATCACAATATAAACCCGCAGGTACTTGCAATTTCAGTAGGTTAGATAATGCAAAAATTATTTTGAAAAATATTACACGTGGCGCCAATAGAATTGATGATAATTATTTAAATGTGTATGCAGTTAGTTATAATGTTTTGCGTATAAAAGAAGGTATGGCTGGAATTTTATTCGCAAACTAATATAAGAATGGGGGTTCCTATAGGCGACGTCGCTCGCGTAAGTCAGGTCTTATTGGCGAGCCTTCAACAGGATCGAATAACAACAGAAGATAGGACAACACCCAGTCTTATAACAGCTGAATCGGTGAACACCACAGCGGTTCAATCTTCAGGAAATGTAGAAACACAAACTGGATTTTTTTTGGGGGATGCCGGTCTTCTAAGTAATGTAAATGTTGGTTTACAGAGAGTTACAGATATAGGAAATGTTACAACTAATTCGATTACAGCGAGTGCTGGGGTTTATGTAAATGGTGTCTCGCTTCATGACTCCAATATCATAGCTTATGATAAAATAACTCTAAACTCGATAAATGTACCGAGATACATGACTATAACAAGTCAAATAGGAGTGTCTACATCATATCAATTGGATATAAGTGGTAACGCACAGACGATTGTGTACGGTGGAAGTGAAAATTTCAGAGCTATTAAAATAGATGCATTTTCTAATGTAATATCCGATAAAACGACATCAAATCCAGTCACATCGGGAGTCAATAGTGATATTAATTTTGGTGAACAAGTTGCCGTAAATGACACCGGAACAACGATCGCATGTGGTGCGATTGATTGGGATGGTCCGTATAATGGATACTTTAACTCGGGTGCGGTGTTTGTGTATCGATATGACGGCGAAAATTGGAATCAGCTCGGATCCGCCATAGACGCAGCCGCGGATAATGGTGGATATTCTGAAGCTAGTAGAATCAGATTTGCTAACGGGAATTTTGGATGCTCATTATGTTTAAATGGTGACGGTAACACTCTCATCGCCGGTGCTCGTAATGAAACAAATTACAATGGTGGCAACATTCAACTGTATGCCGGTGCCGCATACGTATACACGTATAACGGTTCTTCATGGACACGCACAGCGTCGTTATTTTCAGATTCGCGTAGCCAATCTGATAGGTTTGGAACTTCTGTATACATAAACAAATCTGGAAATAAAATCGCCATTGGGTCGGGGTCGGGTGAAGTGTACATTTACAACAACTTATCCCTCGCCCATAAAATAACAAACGGTGCGGCTGCGTTTGGTGATAGGGTAGCGATTAACGAGGACGGTACCGTAATGGCCACGGTATCGAATAGCGGTCATCATATATACAATTATGACGGAGAGAATTGGACTGAAACTTTGTTTCCTCTATCGTCGCCCTTAAATCAACCCGAACCTAGAACACATGTTTCCGTAACCGATAGTGGCGACGAAGCCGTCATAAACGGCAATCGTTACATATATTTCGAGGGGGCGTGGTCGATATTTCAAACTGGGTATTCTGTTTATACCAAAATAAATAATGATGGTTACCGAATGATAGACATGGGAACGACTTATTTTTCGACGGTAAATCCAACATATAAGTTGGATGTGGCCGGCGACGCCAATGTGTACGATATGCACGCATTGAGATACCACGGAGACGGTGGAACTTTATCCAACATCGTACTAGAGGAAAATGTCTCCATTTCTAGTATCAATTATAACGGATCGAATGTATTTGGATCCAACTCGACAAATTATCACCAAACAGACACCGTCTCGAGTGGAGGCACGAACCTCATAGCCATGAGTGGATCGGGGACGCGCGTCGCATTCTCTAATTATGGGTCAGATTCATTGCCATTTGTATACGATTACGATGGAACCACTTGGTCACAAACGACTCAAATGACGTCGACGTTATATTCCACTGCCTTGGAAAATGTGTACGACGTTGACATATCAGACGATGGAGAGACGATAGCGATAGCTAGTGGTACTTATTTATACATTTGGAACTACAATGGATCTAGTTGGACAGAGTCGCAATACAGCACGGGTTCAAATTACGATTGTCTCGTGAGCGGTGACGGAAACGTCGTATTGGCCGGTAACACTAATACTCATCTCGTACACGCAGTCATAAACGGAACATATTCGGGTACGTTTACACCGTCTCTCGCCGTAGGAAATGATGATCTAAAATTAGTAGGAATTAATTACGACGGTACGAAGGTCATGCTAGCTAGTAATGATTTTTATGGGACAAATCTTGGAAACACTCGGATATTTACGTTCACGCGAAGTGGGAGCTCGTGGTCTCAACAACATCAAATCGATGTCGGTGGAGGGAACACAAACTCACAATCGTTCAGTGTAAATCAGGATTTTACAGTTTTTGCGTATATGATTAACGGTGGAGCGCTGCGTATATATGAATATGACAATAACGCATGGTTGCTTAATGAATATGTTGGTCCGAGTGGTTTAAACTCCATACGAGTCGATAAATTGGGCGTGCGCATCTTGGCGACGAATTACATGATACATAAAAAAAACGGTGCGTGGGAGCATAAAGCCATTTCCACACCATCGAATGTAAACAGAATTAGAAGTGCGAATTCATCTGATCCAGAGCGATCAAGGTTTGTGTTTGGACGCAACGTAAATCCAGGCGTCGTCAGTGAAATACGAATTGACACTACTTTAAACATAAACGCAACAAATGTCAACATATCGGGCACTCTTACAAAGGCGAGTGGTACGTTCAAAATAGACCACCCGTTACCAAATATGGAATCTACACACTCACTTACACATTCATTTATTGAAGGACCAAAAGCTGATCTCATATATCGCGGTAAAGCTCAACTCGAAAATGGATCTGTTATTGTAAATATAGACGAAGTTTCAAGGATGACAGGTGGTACATTTGAAGCACTCACTAGAGATATACAATGCTTTGTCTCAAATGAGACAAATTGGGATGCTGTACGTGGAGTTGTAGACTGTAACTCGATCACAATTCATTCACAAAATACCACATCAAACTCGATCGTGAGTTGGCTGGTCATAGGAGAACGTAAAGATAAGCATATGTATAGTCTTGACTGGACAGATAACGATGGGCGTGTTGTTCCAGAAAAACTTAAAATGTAGTCTGTTAATAGAACAATGTCTGGTGCATTAATTTAGAAAATAACTAGATAAAAATCGTTTTTACCAAGTTTACATAAAACAAACAAGGTAAAAGGGACTGTATCTACTTTTGCATAGAATCGGTAACGGCGAGAATTAAAACGCCAACAATAAAAAACATAACAACATAATTACACTCCGACTCTTCTGGACCGGGTGTCTGAACTGGTCTGGACTTGACCGGGCCGGTACGGCGCACTCGGCGCACCGGAGGTTCTTCATCCAAGGGACAGTAACCTATCATTTATATAATATTAGAGATTAATTTCTGTCTTCTTCTTTCGACCCCGGCCACCCTTCTTTTTTTCACCAGCAGACACTGTGACTTCTTTTATTTCACCACCCGTTGATTCACCTGACACAGAAACAATGTCAGAGACGTCGTCGTCCGCTGGTATGGTAGTGTTAATTTCTTCCTGTATCTTACTCAGTGCGGATGTATTCATCGGTGGTGGTGGAGGCATCATGACATTACCCATCAAGCTAGAAATATCTAAGCCCGGGCCTTGCATTTCATAAGAACCGTCTGACGAGGTTTGTGGTGCTGTTGTCGCAGCCTGTTGATTAGCTGCTGTACTTTGAACCGCCTGCATCATGTTGCGCATGAGTTCCGGGTTTTGCTTGACCACGTCATTCATGTTAGGCAAAGACTTGAACATGCTATTTGTCAAGTGGAACATCATAGCGGAACCACCCAACATCATGATAAGCTTGACCTCGGGGCTCACATGCATCTTCGATCTGTATTTCACATATAATTCTTCAAATACCGTATCATAATCGTCTACATTTTCCATAACTGTTTCTGACCAACCATCGAGTTGAATTTCAAATGGGTTATATCTCTTGTTAAGGAATTCCAGTCCAGTCACACAAGCAACAAGCATACGTCTCGAAACCTTCACAGATTGTTCAACTTCAATGTTATATGTAATTCTCTTAACCTCCGCCCTGAGATCATCAATCGCCGAGTATGCGTTGAGACGCTTGTTTATAGCCAAACCCTTCTTTTCAAGTCTGGTTAATTTGTTAAGAAGATCTGCTTTCTCTTCATCAACCGAAGAATATCCAGCAGATGGTCTTTCTTCACCAGGTCCACCTCCATAGTGACCGTCATCTTCGTCATAAAAAACAGGTTCATCTTCGTCATAGTCTATCTCTTCTGTAACCTGCTTAGGCGGGGCAGTTTGTTTGTCTGGGTTGACAAATGCATCAATCGCTTCTTGCTGCTGTATGTGAAAAGAGGGACCGGGCGGTCTATTGTTTACTGGTCTTTGTACCCTTTTGGGTTGGGGAACGGATATTTCTATCTCGTCCATGAGAGCTTGTTCGTCTTCGTCAAGTTTCATTACACCAGAACGTTTGTTCAGTATAATTTCCTCGTCCATCTACTCTTTATATTGAAAATATAATTATTACTTTAACACACTTTACAAAAAATATTGTAAATATATAAATGTTCAATCTCAACAAAGCCAATCGAAATGCGATTACGATAATTTTCATCCTTATCGGTTTGATTTTTATATTGACGACTGCGAAGAGTGCTCGCAGACCAGGGCCACCCATTATGTCGAGAACTTCTAATCCGATTGTTCAATTATGAGAAATCTGCACCGTGGTCGCCCGCGCCGCCATC